AAAAACTGGAGAGACTGGATGAGGTCGACATTCGGTATTACAGATAGAGAACAAACTATTTTATCACATATAAGATGAACGCTTATATAAGCAACAGAGAAAAGAATAGACCAAAGTTTCCCGAAGACAGGGAGAAGTTTGGTACTGAGTTTTTAGATGCTATAGGAGATCGTATTAACGAGACTGCATTTGGTAAGTTTCGTCAGGCAGGTTTACAGAAACAAGCTGATTTACAAAAAAAGGTGTATGAAAGCAGCAGTCCATTAATACAAAAAGTTATTGATGTAGCTAACACACCTAACAAGATTGAACAGAATATACTAAAAGGTATTAGTGATGCTACACGAATAGATCAGCGTATAAGTACACCTCTTACATACGCAGCTATTAGTGGTGGTATTAAAGGTGCTAGTAAACTAAAGCCTAAACATTTAGGTATAACACAAACTATTGAGCCGTATACACCTCCTAAAGGATTAGGTAAAACACCACGTAATATGGTGAATATAACTAACCAAGTAGATGAGGTGTTTAACATGCCTTCTGTAAAAGTACAAGATATTATTAAAGTAGCTAAACGAAATAAAATTAGTTATAAACAAGCTGAAGAATATTTAAACCTTAAGTTAAAAGGGTTTGAACCTACAGGTACACTTAAGCCGGGTTCTAGTCGACTTAGTCGAGGTTATAAAAAAGGTGGATTGTTTGATCCTAACAGAGATGATACTATTATGTACAGCTCTACACCAAATCAACCAAGACCTAAATTACCTCCTAAAATCACAACTAACGAAAAGATGAAACAAGCTTTATTAAATGATGAAGCTATTATACTTAATCCTACGTATAGAGGTGGTAAAATTACAGTCAGAGACGAAGCTGACTTTTTTGATGTTAGTGCTGCTTTAATCGGCCCCGGTCAAGAAATTAAAAAGGATTCTAAAGGTAGAAAAATACCTTACGACAGAAAAGGTGTTACTGAGTTCGGAAGTACAAAGTCTGCTCAACGTGATAAGATTTATAAACATTTACAAGCAAAGTTAGGTATTAACAACATCACTCGTACTGAGTTTAACAAGTATGCTGCTGAACAGATTGCTGCTGAAAAAGATTTACGTAAAGCTATTAAATTATTAAATCTTAGAGCGTATGCTTCGGCTAAAAATATAGATTTATCTGACTATCCCACAAAAGAATCACAGCTAGAGTTTTTAAACTATATAAATAAAAGAAAACGAGCTAAAGATCCAAAGTACATTGATTATAGAGAAACATTTGATTACGGTCATATTATATCTGCTAAAACTGGATTTAGACTAGAAGACTTAGGTATGAACCGAATATCTAATACTGAAATTGAAACTGCTAGAAATATTGAATCAAGAGATCCTTATACAAACAGGATTATTGAGATATTACAAGAAGGTAACAGAGAAAGAGGATCTAGGCGAGACTTTATTCCAGAAGTACAGATGATGAGAAATACAGCTGGTACTGTAGCTGAAGACTTTATAAAATGGAAATCTAATCAACCCGGGGCTGAAGGTCCTAATCTTACTAAAATATTAGATAAGTTTATACCTAGAGAACTACATGAGAACTATCTTAGATTTATACAAAAAAGATTCTACGAAAGACGTCAGGTAGCAGGTAGTTTTAAAGAATACTTAGAATATGAAATAGGTATGCCTTACGAAAGATTTAAAAAGTTAGGTAACAAATTACAACTAAGGATTCGCAGAGACTATGAAAAAGAAGTTGCAGAAGCTGGTATTGTTATAGGTCGTCAGCAGTACGATCAGGCTTACACGTGGATGATAGAAGCTATAGATGAATTTATAGGATTACATCATCTTCATAAAGATAAAAGAATAAGAGCACCTAAAGAAGCTGGAACTCTATATGACATTGAAGATCTTTTACCAAGAGATATAGACACTCTTTTAGATATGATATTACCGGATTCGTTTAATGAATGATAACCAAGTTATAACCGCCCTTAAACAAGATTTTAAGCTTTTCCTACAAGCATTGTGGGAGGAGCTAAATCTACCACAACCTACGAGGGCACAATATGCTATTGCAGATTACTTGCAGAATGGTCCCAAGCGACTACAGATACAGGCATTTCGGGGAGTTGGTAAGAGCTGGATTACTGGTGCTTTTGTTTTATGGACTCTATTTAATGACCCCGAAAGAAAGATCATGATTATCTCTGCGTCCAAAGAACGTGCAGATAACATGTCTATCTTTTTACAGAAACTAATTATAGACACAAAGTGGTTAGCATATTTACAACCTAGATCTGATGAGAGCAGATGGTCTCGTATATCTTTTGATGTAAACTGTACACCACACCAAGCACCCTCTGTTAAGTCAGTGGGTATTACCGGTCAGTTGACGGGATCTCGTGCAGACTTAATTGTACTAGATGACGTCGAAGTACCGGGTAACAGTATGACGGAGTTAATGCGTGAAAAACTTTTACAACTATGTACCGAAGCTGAATCCATCCTTACGCCGAAAGACGATAGCCGTATTATGTATCTCGGGACTCCTCAGACTACTTTTACTGTTTATCGTAAGCTGGCAGAGCGGAATTATAGACCGTTTGTTTGGCCGTCCCGATACCCAAGACGTAAAAAGCTTAGTCAGTACGAAGGACTCCTAGCACCACAGATACAAGAAGATCTGGATATGGGTGCAGAAGAGTGGGAAGTTACAGATCCTGACAGGTTTAGCGAAGAAGACCTTATAGAACGTGAAGCATCTATGGGTCGATCAAACTATATGCTTCAGTTCCAACTTGACACAAGTCTATCAGATGCAGAGAAGTTTCCTCTTAAAATGGCTGATCTCATTATCACTAGCGTTAATCCTACTACTGCCCCTGATAATGTTATCTGGTGCTCAGACCCAAAGAATGTTATTAAAGACGCCCCTACGGTGGGACTGCCCGGAGACTATTTCTACTCACCCATGCAGCTCCAAGGGGAGTGGGGTCCTTATGCTGAGACCATATGTTCCGTAGACCCTTCTGGAAGAGGCTCAGACGAGACCGCAGCAGCCTTCATTAGCCAACGCAATGGGTTTCTATACCTACACGAAATGAGAGCCTACAGAGACGGTTATAGCGACAAAACACTACTAGACATACTCAGAGGTTGTCGTAAGTATAAAGTAACTAAGTTAGTTATTGAGACAAACTTTGGTGATGGTATGGTAGGTGAACTATTTAGAAAACACATTAAACAAACAGGACAGTACATTGATATTGAAGAAATTAGGGCGAATGTTAGAAAAGAAGACAGAATCATCGACAGTCTTGAACCTGTGCTTAATCAACACCGTCTTGTTATTGATAGGAGTGTTATTGATTGGGACTATGCCTCCAACAAAGACAGTGCACCTGAGAGTCGGCTCCTCTATATGCTCTTTTACCAGATGAGCCGTATGTGTCGTGAAAAAGGTGCAGTTAAACATGACGATAGGTTGGATACCCTTGCACAAGGTGTAAAGTATTTTACTGATGCGTTGTCGATAAATGCTCATGATGCGATAAAATTAAGAAAAAGAGAAGAATGGGAGTCAATATTAGAAGATTTCCTTACATGTCCACAAAGATCAGCGAATCATCTGGTTTTAGGCATGAATAAGGAGCAAAGAGAGCAAGCAATGGGTCTAGAAGGCGATTCACCAGTCCCTAACTGGACTTAAGTCGATCCCTCACGTATACAGGGGACGAGAAGGGTGGACTCGCCCCTATGGAGGAGACTAACATCTCCTCCTACCTATTACATGTTATCATATGAGTTGATAACTCTTAATATACTACCACTAACTAACTATCATGAGAATATTTGCAGCTATAGAGCGTATATTACTGGATAGATGGAGAAAAACTAAGATAGCACTAAAGATTAACAAGTGGCCGCTGCTAAATATGCAAGAACAGCGTTTACAGCTTAAAAAACAGTACCTAGAAAGTCTATTCCGTAAAAAATGACACAATTTTGTGAAGCCTATTGGCGTCGTCGCAGGGTCGCACTTCCCCCCAGTCGGTATTATAAATCAGAATTATTCTGTATTATTCAGTATTTATAACTGTAATTAATATTTTTTTATTGTTATTACTAATTGACAACAGAATATTTGTATTTATATTTTGTGTGATCTGTAGGCGTTCTTGTCTTGCGTCTTATGAGATTCACAATCATGTGCGACTCAGATAAGATGTGTGGTACTGCTCAAATATCATGTTAGTCTCAGTTTGGACGGCTATAATAAGTATATAAGAGATAAGGAGACTTTAAAAATGACAAACATCAAAACAGTAACAAACACAGCATTTGGTAAAACATTGCATTACGTTGTAGATAATTATTATGCAGATGCTATTACTCAACTAACAGGTAAAAAGACTATTAATAATAAAGATATTGCAGCGTTAATGCAGTTAGGGCTTGCAGTTAATGACAATACATTAGAAACTGTATTAGCTAGTTAATTATAATTAAGGAGTATATTATGAACCATCAAAGATTTAAGTTTTACAAACATTCTACTGAGTATTACAGATCATTATATAATACTATTAATGAATTAGAAGAATTAGATGTAACACCTTGTTTACAACAATATCCATCTACAATTAATAATTATCGTAAATCAAAATTTATTAAAAGTAATAGTAATACAAATAAGACACATAAGAAAGTGATGTGAGACCAATAGTGAGTCTTATGAGATTCACAATCATTATCACAATCAGTCTCATGCGTCTCATTAGAATCATGTGGTATTGCTAAAATATCATGTTAGACTCAATTTAAGATGCTATAATTAATATATAAGACAATTTATCACTTAATTTTTATTCACAATCAATCAATCGCACGGACGCACACATTATGACACAAGATAGACGGCTAGACGCACGCCAAACAGGGACGTATGACGTTTACATAGACATAGACATAGACTGCGAGGAGTTACTGGACGCATGTGGTCTTGACTACATCAAGTCAGAGGACGACGATACACAGAACGAGGTGCAAGTTATACTTGACAAGGACGAGTTCTGCGACATCTTTGAGACAGTACAGCTTGCCAAAGCCAACGAACAGGTCTTTGCATCACGCATACTCAATCCAGAGCTAGGCGAGTACACAACCAGAGTACAAGTCTACACACCGCAGGGAGACAAGATCACTTTTGAGTAAAAATACTTATTGACTTGTCATTTAATTTAAGCTATAATATAATCAGGAGGACAAAATGTTAACTATATCATTACTTACAAGTTTATTGTTATTCTTACCACAAGATTTCCTTAACTTGTACAACTATCAACAAACACAATATCAGCCAGAACTATGCTACATACTTTAACATTCGGTCGTAATATCGGCACACAGGGTTATGTAACAGACCTTGACTGGGAGTTATACTGTCAGGAAGTACTTGACGCTAACTTCGACGGCTATACTGTGCAAGACGCAATGGGATCATGGAAGTCTATGCCAGAAGATAGCAAGGTCGTTATCATCAACACCAACAACACAGATCTAGTCAAGGACTGTGCACAACTATACAAAGAAATGTACCAACAGGAAGCAGTTGGTCTATTTACTACAGCAACACCAATGGAGTTTATCTAATGCAATTCAGTCAAACATACTACAACACACTCACACCAATGCAACACGCAGCTAACAATGCGTGGTTCGCACAGATGCTATCATACCTCAAGGAAGATGGCGTACTATATGTACCAGTACTCGATAAAAGATTCAACAAGCAAGGAGAAGAAATCAAATGACACAGAACAACCCAATGGAAGCAGTATACAAGAGTGTACTAAGTGCATACAATCCACTACATATCAAGGACATATTGATACATGGTGCATCACGCAAGGCTATATTCCACAAGTCAAGCAAGGACATCATAGAGTTCTATGGACAGCACAACGAGGGTATACACCACGAGTTACTTGACAGCAAGGAAAAATGGTTCAAACTCTATGCGTTCATGCAGTACTGCTACAACCAGACAGACAAGACAGACCAAGATCAGTTCGAGTTCTTACGTGACGTAGTGTGGTTATACATTGACAAAGTAGCTGATGAACTAGGTGATGACTACGAGTTACATAACAAGGACAGACAGACTATCGAAGACGAAGTAATAGCACTTGACCTTAAGTTTAGAAAGCAACAACTAAAAGTTATCGACGGAGGTAAGTCATGAGTAATGTCTACAAACCACCACACAAAACACCAAGGACACCTGCATGGCAACTACCACTTCATGAAGCGAGTGTCACAGCATCAACGCTGTTAGATCAGCCAGACATAGACGAGGACATATCTCAGGACATACACGAGATATACGAGAACATACTAAGACTAGAAAGAATACTATACGAGGAGAAAACACATGGCTTTTAACACATACATAGACGACAAGGACATGATACCTATACTACTTGAGCATGACTGGATAATCTGGAAAGATACATGGACGGATTGCTCATACGAAACCTATATGGCTCTCAAGAAGATGATGAGACATACAGGTAATGCAAAAATCTTGATTTCCTAATTTTTTATTGCCAACTTTTCAAATTTTTGCTATTATAATAATATGAATATCTTTGTTACAGACCCATGCCCAATACAGTCAGCTCGCAACCTACCTGACAAGCATATCGTCAAGATGCCACTCGAGACGTGCCAAATGCTATCCATTATATACAGCGACTGGTATTACGGCATAGGTCAATTACACAAACTTGACGGCACACCCTATCGTACTGCACATGGTGCGTTTCGCAAACACCCATGTACTATCTGGGCTGCCGCACACTACGGCAATCTATCATGGCTTATCACACATGGTCTTGCACTATGTGACGAGTATCAAGCACGTTACAACAAGACGCACTCATGTTATGCACCAATGCTAGAGGCTGTGTCCATCTTCGAGTCTGCCTTTGACTTCAACATTGACATCTACAAAGATACAGTTGACACGTTTACTCGTGCCATGCCAGAGCATCTCAAGTTCGACAATACAATATCCACAATCACAGCGTACAAACGCTACCTTAACACCAAGCCGTGGCTAGCTACCAACTATCTACGCATACCATCACGTAAACCATCATTTATTACCACCATGACAACAACACCAAACAAATCAGACTTACCAGTATATGACTTCTCTACTACACCAGAGCAGAGAGCAGCAGAACAAGCTAAGATGGACGCAGCTATACAGGTTGCACAGTTAGAAGCATCACTTAAAAAGCAAGACGCACCAGCTGTCAAGACAGCCAAAGCAAAAGCAAAGGGTCTAGTACCAGCCAAGAAAGCTACCAAGAAATCAGGTAAAGCAGGCAGAATCGTAGGTATCAGCAAAGACGAGAACGAGTTTATCCAAGAAGTATTACATATGATTGCAGATGACCCAGAATTAGGTGCAAGCAACCCAAACTATGTTAAAATACAAGCAAGATACAACAAGTAATCATGTTACAATGCAGCAAGTGTGGTAGTACGACTGCCGCACTCTACACCAAAGCTCACAAGGACTATGCCTGTCTATGTGATGCTTGTTACGATAAATTAATATTCAAGGAGAGAAACTAATGCCAAACCATTGCCATAACAGAGTTACATTCTATGCACAAGATTGCAAGGACGAGACTCGTGCCCAGATTGCCAAGCTCAAGGAGATATTCTCAGGCGAGAGTATTTTTGGACAGATTATACCAGAACCAGACTGGGCTAACATGCCATTACTAACTAGCGATACTCACTATGGTACTAAGTATGGCAACGACGGAGAGTTACCTATACTCCAAACAGATAGATTTGGTGACAGTCTTAGATTCCAGTCAACAGGTATTGCCGATCAGCGTTGGTATGACTGGAGACTACAGAACTGGGACACCAAGTGGGACGCATATGACGTAGAGCAACATGACTTTGATGACCCTGACCAATACGAGGTTACATTCAATACAGCATGGTCGCCACCAGATGCTATATGCCACAAGATCAGAGAAGATTATCCTGACGTTAGTGTCTCGTGGTTCTACGACGAGCCCGGCTGTGAGATAGCGGGGTACTTGTAATGAGAGACGATCACCCAGAGATCAATACAGATCCCTACAAGTATGTACCTATCAAACCACTATACATGTTAATTAAGGTCGACGTTGACAAGGAGATAGTGTATAATCAGGACAAAGCAGAAGCATATGCAGATAACCATTGTAACAGAATGGAGTATGCACTTGTTGACTGGTACTATCCTGACACAGAACAATACCCATACATAGCCAAATGATTTATTTACTAATAATAGCAGTCGTTGCCTATGTTTCCTACATATTAATTAAATTTAACCCACATTAAATGAAGAAGTTTGTACGCATACTGACCATTGTAACTAATTTCTTTATTATTGCTGGGGTTACACGACATTGGATACGACATGACAACACCAAACTGGCAGCACCACAGCAAGAAGCCGCCCAAATACAAGAAAAAACCACGCATGATACAGGCTGCCAAAGCCCGTACCAAAATGTTAATTAAAAAACTACGTTCACAATCATGACCCTATACCGCTACTATTGTGCCGATACAACAGATGACAAACACTTCTGTTTCATGGCATCAGATGACATAGAAGCTGCATACAGAGCAGAGACTATGGCAAAGGAGTGGTACAATTCCACTCTCAAGGATGTTTACCTTGACAAACACAACAACCCGCACAGACGATACAGACCAAATGACAAAGAAATACTTTCCCAACAACTGGAGTAGGCTTGTAAAAGTACCACCAGAATACTTTGAGTCGCTAGATTACGAGGACTTCATGGACTGGAAAATGAATGGGTGGGAGATCGCAGGCTCTCACGAGTGTATTATTCGTACAATCAATTGCGAGACTGGTAAAGTCAAGGAATTTGTATATCAACGCAAGTCAGCTGCAAAAAACAAAATGTTAAAGCTGTTACATGAGCAGAAACATGAGATTCTTATATGTACACATGAGAACATACAACACCTAAAACCAGAGAAATACATTACAGAACATGATGAAGACACATTCTATTCCCAGTGACGACGTCTATACATACCACAAACAAGCATTAGACATGTTACAACCAGACCACCCTCACTATGATGAGATAAGAAAGCACTTACTCGAACAAATTAAAGATGAATTATCGGACAGATATAACGCCAGACCAAATAGAGAAACAGATATTGTTAGAAAGATCGCAGATCAGTCAGGGACTGAAACGGCTGCGTGACCAGACGCTCAAGTTAGAGCAACAAAACTATGCCTCAGCTAGCATTTATGGTATAGCCTCGCTACAAACTTTATTACCTTTGGTCGTAGATAAGATTCTGACAACGAACAACAAGATACATCAAGGCAAATATGGTGCAGCTTTCAAGGACATACACATATATTTAGCTACAATTGAGCCACTTGCGGCAGCAGGCATAGCTTGTAAAATTACATTTGATAAAGTTTTTGGTTACAAAGAGGGTTGTAACATAGCTACAAATGTATGTGAAGCGATTGGCAGAGCTATCGAAGATGAGTGTCAGATGAGACACTACGAGTCTAACGCACCAGCATTACTTGCTACACTTAAAGAGAACTATTGGCATAAAGCTATAGGTACACAGCAGAAACTTACTGTTATCAAGACGTTGATGAACAGATATAAAGTAACTCCATGGTCACATTGGAGTAGAGCTATACGTATCAAGCTAGGTGCATGGTTACTTGACTGTATTATGCAAGCAAGTGGTTGGTTTTACAAGCAAAGATTACGTACAGGTCGTAAGACTACTGTGTTTATTGCACCTACCGCAGAGTTCATGGACATCAAGGATGAAGTCATGGCAAATGCCGAGATATTTTCACCGCTTGCGTGGCCCATGTTGATACCTCCAAAAGACTGGTCTAACGAGTCAGCAGGGGGCTACATGTTAAATGAGCTAATGCAAGGTCACGACTTGGTTCGTAGGGGCGATCCCTCCCGTATACAGGGGGAAATACCTATAGCTTTTCTCAACAAAATACAACAGGTCAAATACCGGCTTAACCCCTTTATAGTAAAGACCGCAGAGTTGTTAGAAGAGAGAGGTATAAGTATAGGTAAGTTTCTCCCGATCATAAATTACGAACTGCCACCAAAGCCGTACGACATAGCAGAAAACAAAGAATCCCGTAAGAGGTATCGTAGGGAAGCGGCAGAAGTAATGAATAAGCGAGCAGCAGAGTTCAAGAGATCCTGTCGCACCCGCATGACCATGGAAGCCGTACGTAAATACAAGGATGTAGAGTTCTATATACCTTGGTCGTTCGACTATCGTGGTCGTGCATACCCTATCCCTGCTTTTCTGACACCACAAGACACAGACTTTGGAAAAAGTTTGTTACAATTTGCTGATGAAGCAGAAGATATATCAGAAAAGTGGTTAGCATTCCAAGTAGCTACCAGTTATGGTCTTGATAAAGCTACTATGGATGAGAGATTAGAGTGGACTAGATTGAATGTCTCACTTGTCTCAGCCGTTGCAACTAACCCCATTGCTTTTTTAAGTGAGTGGGAGGTTGCAGAAGAACCATGGCAGTTTCTAGCTGCCTGTGATGAGTACTATCATTGCTGCATCAAGCTAGATAGAAAGACCACATCACTACCCGTGGCAACCGACGCTACATGCTCAGGCTTGCAGATACTTGCAGGTCTGGCTCGGGATAAGTCCACAGCTACACTGGTCAATGTCGTCCCCTCCGACAAACCGCAAGATGCATATCGGCAAGTCGCAGAGACAGCACTAAGCTTAGGGATTCCAACCAGTGTTCATTCCGTATGGGACAGAAAGTGTGTCAAACGTACTGTTATGACTATCCCATACAACGCTAAACCTTTCTCTAACCGATCGTATATCAAGGATGCGTTGAAGGAGAAAGGTGTAGAGGTCGATAAAGACCAACTAACCCTCATTGTTGCTTCGGTTCGGAAAGCCATGAACTTGATCGTGCCCGGTCCGATGTCAGTAATGAAGTGGATCGAGACTGAGGTGTCTAAGTCCATAAAAAATGGTGCAGATTCCATAGAATGGACGACACCTTCAGGCTTCGTTGTTAAGCAACGGATTATGAAGAAGAAAGTAGAACGTCTTGACCTACAACTTCTTGGCAGATGTCAACTGTCTGTTGCGACAGATGAGACTAAAGACGTAGATCTCACTCGTCACAAAGCAGCCACTGCACCCAACCTGATACATAGTCTCGACGCATCTCTCTTACACCTCGCTGTGCGTAGTTTTGATGAACCAATCGCACTAATCCATGACAGTGTGTTAAGCAGATGTTGCGATATGGATAAACTATCTGCTATAATAAGGGAGACGTACATGATTCTCTTTGCAGAACATGACTATCTCCGTGACTTTGCTCTACAAATAGGAGCAGAGACAGAACCACCGATCATAGGCGACTTACAGCCTGAGACGGTTATTGAATCAACTTACTTTTTTTGTTAAAATGCCCAAGAACGTACACGTTACTGACGAAATTAAATTAGAAGGCTTCCAAGCCATACTTGAACCGGGTAAGTTCGGTTACTCTTTATCAGCTGTTGTTGATGAGAGCACAATCGACGCCTTAGAATTAGAAAGACAAGCACTGCTAGGATGGGCAGAATCAAAGCTAAAGAATCCAAAGAGAGCCACCTTAAAACCTACACCTTGGGAGGAGGTTGCTGATGGAAAATACAAAATCAAATTCTCATGGGGAGAAGACAAGAGACCCGGTGTCGTTGACACAGAGGGCACACCCATCACTGATAAAAAGACACCACTATATGGTGGATCAACAGTTAAGCTTGGTTTCTTTCAGAAGCCATACATCCTCAGAGATGGCGTTACCTACGGAAGTAGCCTTAAGCTGCTTGGCGTACAAGTTGTTGCTGTAGGCGAAGGTGCTGCTGTAGACACAGATAGCATGAACGAAGAGCAAGTCGCTGACATGTTCGGTAAGACTGAAGGCTTTGTTGCAGCACAGACAGGTAGAAACCCTGAGACAATAGTCGCATCAGAAGATGTCGAAGAAGAAGAAGACTTTTAGGTCTAAACTAGAAGAGAGTGTCGCAGATATTCTGGATAAGGTAGGTGCTAAGTATGAGTATGAGACCCACAAGGTTGCTTATACCATACAGCACCACTACAATCCTGACTTTTGTCTAGTCAATGGTGTAATGCTAGAGACTAAAGGATACTGGGACTCAGAAGATAGACGTAAGATCAAGGCGGTCATGCGAGACAATCCCGATCTTGATTTACGTATGGTATTTCAAGCTCCGTTCAATAAGATCAGCAAGAAATCCAAAACAACGTATGCCCAATGGTGTGAGAAGCATGGCATCAAGTGGGCAAGTGCACACGCAATCCCCATAGATTGGTTAATATGAACGAAGAAAGCGAATTTGTGGCACACGAACCATGTCCTAACTGTGGCTCGTCAGATGCTAACTCAGTTTACTCTGATGGTCACAAGTTTTGCTTTTCGTGCCACACGTACACCCCGGCGGACGGGGACACACCTACCCATATAATGAACAATGATGAACGAGTACAATTCCTCGGATCAGCTGAACAGCTGCACAAACGAAGAATCAGTGAAGCAACAAATGCGTTCTATAGGATTTACCGATACGGAAATACCTTACGCTTCCCATATTATAATGACAATGGGCAAGTTGTTGGATTCAAAATTAGAAGCAAAAAGAAAGACTTTCATTACGAAGGTGGAAGAACAGATCAACTCTTTGGACAGCATCTTTTCCCCACCAACGGAAAGCGAATAGTAATTACAGAAGGAGAACTTGATGCCGCCAGTTGTTACGAGGTTATGTCAGGTTGGCCGATGGTCAGCTTACCTCATGGTGCGG